ACCAAGGTAGAAAGTCTGCCTTAGTAAATTTGCCATACTTAGTCTCATTATCTTTTGGACCTTCAATTGTGCCAACTTCTTTTTCAGCAACCTCAATAATGGCTGCTGCTGTTCCTTTGTCTGCCATGTGGCTCCTTTCGTAAAAGGCTATTGTCTCAGTGTGATAGGTTTGGCACATGGCAAAAATCGTAGAACTAACAAAAGATGAGATTCGAGTCTGTGCCCAGTTGGGCATGGAACGCTGGTTAATGAAGTGGGGCAGTGAAGATCGCCCTAACTATGCTGAAGGCAAACGCCAAGGTTGGCTAGAGTATGAGTTAAACGCAAACATCAGATCAAATGTTGCAGAGTATGCGGTTGCTAAACTTTACAAAATGCCATGGACAGTTCCTTGGTATACAAATGAAGAGCATAAGAATCGTATAGATCACCCAGATGTTGGACAAAATATTGAGGTTCGTTGTGTTAGAACAAAGGATGCTATCCCTGTATGGAGCAAGGATGTAAATAAGAACGCCATAATTGTTGGCACTAGAATTTACGACCTAGAGTACTTTTCTTCAGTAGAGATATATGGCTGGCTACCAGTATCAGAGTGTCAGAGAGATGAGTGGTGGTCGCAAGAAAAATCAGGAACTTGTTGGAGAGTTCCAGTAGATCAGTTTAGGGACGGAATACCTACACTTATTGAAACTGCTTAAAGTGTCCAGGGTGAATATTAGTAGGAACATACTCTTTGCCCATACGATCTTCGTAACTTCCTTTATCAGTAAAGTTAGTAGTCATTGCTAAGTGATTACCTAAGAAGTTTTCTTTTCTTTCACCTAATCCTGGCTGACGATAAACTGTTACTGGCACATGGGAGACGCCCTCTGCCATTGCAGCCTCTAATCTATGGTGACCCTCACCAACAACGCCCCACTTATTAGCGTGATCATATGCAACCATAATTGGATTGTTAATACCTTTGCCACTCTTAATATCGGCCCTAATTCCAGAAATAACTTTGCCACTAGAAGGTTGAGCATCAGCACCAAGACGTCTATGTTCCATTAAAGGAATTAAGCGCTCAGTCCTAACCATGCCAGTAGCACTCTCTGACGGATCTCCTTCAAGATGACCTTTGCCACCTGCTTTTCTTACCTGAACATTCTCAGGAACAGGTACATGAAATTGTTTTTTAGACAAGTTATTATTGTTACTCATTTAGTATCCAATTGATTATTAGGTACTAATGAATGCATACCAGTTACTTTAAATCCTGTAGGAGATGCATAAATACCAAATCGTTTATCAGCACCTGGATTACGTACTACATCATTCTTTAATGGCGCCACCTTATACACAGTTCCAAATAACACTGGCTGATGTTTTTCTGCATTTAAACCTTCAGAGGCAGCGTAAGATGATGCAACTTCAGGATTTGTTGATGCCCATGCAAAATCATTATGTGGTTTTACGGTATCTCCAACTTTTAGAGAATGTTGTGAGCCATGAAAAAATTGTTGTTTAGATAAGTTATCTTGAGCAGCCATTATGCTTTCCACTTCCTTGGTGGATTGTATGTGCGTGTGCGATCTCGGTTATCACTTAACTTAGTGACAGCAGTTACGTGCACGGTGCTGCCCTTCTTAACAGGAACTTCATTCTCCCAATACTCGTCATATACTTGATTCTTCTGTAATACATCAGAGCGAGTCTCACGACTCTTCTTAGCCACTTGTCCTTCAATTACGACGCCAGGTCCTCGCCGAATAGGATTTCTTGCAAAGCCAACGGCTCTCTCTGGATCATCTGTCCAGTGCATGCCGAGGGGTTTTTTTACATCGGTAGTAGAACTTAAACCACGATAAAGAGTATGAAACTGTTTAGGAGATAGATTACTCATCTTCTTCCTTTGGTTCAGAGGTTCTGCGCTTCTTCACGTTGTAACCTAATTTTGGTCCTTGCATCAAATCTTTAATTCCTTCAGCATTAGACATCTGTGTCTTATTTAAGTTGTTATTAACCCATGCAGCAATGTAATCAGCACCGCCCTCTTCATTTACATCTTTAACCTTAAACCTTTCCTGAACGGATTTTTTTCCGTAAGAAGATCTAGAGTAACCACTCTTTGAAAAAGCCTTCTTCTTCATTTCTTATCCTTGGGAGTAAAGTGATCATGAGGTTCACCAATTCCAAATTTTTCTTGATCATGTAAGTGTGTGTGAAAATCAAGACGAGTCTTATGTGAGCCATCTTCATTAGGTGTAGACATAAATGCATTAGACTCTTCAAAAGTCATGGCATGCTTATGATACTTAAGGGAGTGCCAGTCAACTTGCCACTTATCTGTTGGATGTGGGATCCACTTCTTATTACTCATATAGACATCCATCCCGCATACTTAGCATCAGGATTATCTATATGCCATTGCTTCATTAAGTTGTTTTGTTTATCCCAGTTAGTGTCGTGAGTGTTGAGGCCGCACTTGGGGCACAAACTTACGCCCATACTCTTATAGACATGCTCACACATGGTCGTCATGGGTTCACCTGTCTCTTTGCTACTAATTCATCAAAATCTTTAATCTTCGTGCCACCACCATATGTCCAAGCATAACCTTCATTAATTAACCTCTGATTAAGCGACACATCTGATCCGTCTAAAAACACCCAACCTAGTATACGTCCGTACTTCTCTGATGAGTCAGGCTTCTCCGTCTTGATTACTACGTCTTTTGCCGCCGCTAATTCTTTTTTAAGTTTCTCTTTAACCTCCAAGCCGAGGGTTTTTTCCTTTGCATTAGTAGTACGACTCTCAGGTGTATCTATACCTGCTAGGCGCACACGGGAGAAGAAGGAGATAGAGAAACCTAAATCAATATCAACATCGATAGTATCGCCATCAACTACCTTAACAACTTTCTTGACACGGTACTCATACATTATTTTTTAACCTTTGGTCGGTATGGCTCAAGGCGTGATTTAACTGTGCCATCCTTTCGCATGATTACTATCCAGCCGTCTTTAATCTGCATCTTGTTAAATGGTTCGCTACGTGAGTATTTGGCGCTCATGCTTTTGTACTACTTGCTGTGTTAGATGCCTCTGATGGAGGTGTCATCTGCATTGCAACATTTACATACATCTCTTTTGGCATTACCTTAACGCCGAATTGCTGAGGAGATAAATTTTGGGCGCTCATTTGTGTTCTCCAGTAATCATAAACCCGTGAGGGGAGGAATAGAAGCGTTCACCCTCTATGTTCCCAGACTCTTCTTTAACTTCATTGCTAACTGGTTGCACCTTGTAGACTTTAACAGGATTCTTCTCAGCGCCCTTTGGCATCTTAGTCTCGCCAAAGAATCTCGCTTGTCCTGGATCACTTGTAGCCCATGCATTAGCCATGCGACTCTCTCCTTCAGTGATAGCAGGAAATATAAAGCCACCACTTACATCTGCTCTAGTCCCATGGTACATGGGGCCAAACTGCTGCTTAGATAGATTGCTGTTCATTAGAACAACTTATACTTGATTGAATCTGGCTTTTCTTTCTTTAACTTCTCAGACATATGTAGAGTCTCATTAGATGCTGCCTTGCCTACATTTAGGATTGATCCTTCTGGAGTTGTCTTGTGCATGTAATCAAACATCTGGCGGCCAATTCCTCCGCCTTTATACTGATCATGTACACGCATGTATCCGATATTAGTATCTGCGATTGGCTTTGACTTCTCACGTACCTCATTGCCTTGCTGATCTTTAGTTACAAATGTAATACCAGAATCACGGACAGGTTCACGATAGAAGTCTGAGTAACCAACTAATCCTGGTTCACCCTTTGGATTCTCTCTAACTCCGCCACCCTTTGGATCAACTGTTCTTGGCGTTGAATCTTTTGGATCATATACAGAAAGACGACGTGCATCACCGTAAGATCGGATCGGATGCTTATATGCTGTCTCTTCAGGCATATCGTGCTCAACGTAGTGTCTTCCTGCTGAGTCTTGGAATTCTGCATATCTGGCCATGAATGTATTGTGACATTGTGGCTACTGTCTGGAGTGGCTATTGCAAAAAATTTAAAGGGCGCTGTTTTATGTTTTAGCAATGATCTACCACATAAGCCAAGAGATACCTCTTGTGCTATGTGGGATCTATATCATTAGAGTGAGTGTAGTGGCCTCTTTCGTGGGTCCTCTGCCTATGACAGTTAGAACATACTACATCGCATTTGCGGATCTCTTTGATCATCTTCTCCCAACTGCCTGTCTTGTGTAGCGCTGCTGGTGTGAACTTCTTATCACTTGGATCTCGATGATCTAGGTCTAAGACATAGTAAGGATATTTAACGCCGCAATCCATACATCCTCTATGTTCTTTATACTTACGGATGTAATCACGTATCTGATCCTTCTTGGTCTTGTTACGTAATAACTGGGCGCCCTTATTTTTAAGGTAGTACTTCTTACCTGCCTTTTTACTCGTCGCCTTAGCCTTATCGGACTTCCTGTCCTTATATGGCATATCTAGTTATTGCTGAGAAGAATATAAAAATGCCGCAACAATCCAGAGTAAGGCAATCATTACCGACAAGATCTTCATTACTAGATATACGGGGTTACCAGCCTTGCGGGATACCCACAACACATACAGTGCTACGACAGTCACACACAGTAATGCTAAGAAGTCAGTTATTAAGACCATTTGATTCTCCGATCAGTTATTTACAACTTGGACAGTAATTAGGAACTCGCATATTATCTGCGGAGATCATATAGTCCTTAGAGCAC